TTCCTTTTCTCATTTCTGCATAATAATCTATCTTTTCATGCCTCTTAGCCTTTGTTAATGTTCCTTCTGGTATAAATCCATGTACCTTGGCATAATAATTATTATCCTCTCTATACATCATTCCAACAGCAGTTAAGTCAATTGTTTTTGATAAATCAACTGAAACAACTATTTTTTTACCCTTAAAGTTTATTTTTTCAACTCTGCATTTCTTCCAAAGGTCCATATCTAAGTAATGTTCCTCTTTTTCTGAAGTTTCTAGCATAATATTCAAAGATTTTGTTAAAAACTCTTCTTTTTCAGATTCAACTTCTTTAGCTTTATCTCTAGCTTCTCTGATTTCTTGATAGTTTTCTTCTATTCTTAAAGGATTTGCCCTATATATTCCTGAATCCTCCCAAATTTCATCATTGTTTGCATAATAGATTAAACAGAAATATCTTTCATTAACAATATTACCTTTTAAAATATTCCTACAATATTCTAACTCTTCATAGATAATGCTATTACTTTCAGCATAAGCACTTGTAGTTCTAAATAATAAAGGATTTAAAACTGACCTTTGCCCCGACTTCATAGCATTTATATTACTTGCATCTGTAAAACTTCCAACTTCATCAGCTACTATAAGTCCTGGTCTAATAGAATTGTTTTTATTAGCTTCTGCAGTTCTTGGTTGATAAAAACTTTTTGTTAATTTACATAAAACTTGACCGGTCCACATCTTAGATATTTTAAAATGTTTTCTAAGTGCTGGACTTGCAGTAACTAATTGATCTATCTGTTTTCTAATTTCTGCTGCTAACTCTTTTGATACACAGATAGAATAAATTTCTGAATAATCATCTTCTGTTAACATGAAACAAATAATAATAATTGCACAATCTGTTCCTTTTGCATTTTTTCTAGCTATAAATAAAATAGCTTCTCTGTATCTAAACTTTTTAGGATTATTTTTAAATCTCCATCCAAAAATATTAGCAAATAAAAAAGCTTGATGATTAGATAAATTAGGTAAAATAGGTTGTCCAGTTAAAAAGCCAGTAGCATAATTCATTAATGCAATTAAATTATTAATTACTTGTAATTGTTTTTCATCAAAATAATAAAGAAAATCATCTTGATATTGCCTATTTTCATAATCATTCAAGAAAATTTTACATTGCTCAACAACTTCCCATGTAGTTATTTCTTTACCATCTACACAATCTTTTGCATATTGAATAGCTTTATCTAATAATATCATTTATTCAATAATGCCTTTATTAAAGGATCTTCCTCAATATTTTCTTTAGCTGCATTTAATCCAGCAAGTTTTGCCCTACTTTGTGGAGATAAACATAATTCATTGCAACATCTAAAGAAAGCGGCTTCTGCATCTTTCCTCGCACCCATTAATGCTTTATTATTTAATCTTGCTATATTTTCATTTACCATTTTATCTATCGCTCTTATTCTTGAAATAGCAACAGAACAATTTGATAAGATATAATTATCTAAATTAGTTAAAATACCACTTGATTCTAATTCATCTACAATTTCATTAAATAATCTACATTGCTCATCTGACAAATAATCTGGTGGATATATTTTATCATTATTTCCTTTTAACTTTTCCTCAGCTTCAAGCATATTTTTAATTTCTTCTTGAGATTGATGTGAATTTTTTAATGCTTGGCTTTTTCTTGGTCTTGCCATATATATTTTCTCCTTTCAAAAAATATCTCATTTTAGGGAATTTTTTTGTAATTGAGTTTTTAACGGGTTTTTTTAGCTTTCTTTTTTAACATTACAAGATACCCCGGATATCTAGTAAAATATAAATTTAAATTGCCCATGATAATAAAAATACCAACATCTATTTTTCATTGTTAAATGTATAGAAATTTTTTTCAAACCATTTTAAAGTTGATGACAGTATCTTTTGAACCTTTTCTTTATTCTTAGTTTTATATTCATTATGAACCACATTATGATGCTTATCACATAGAGTAATTAAATTATGTTGTGTTATTCTTAAATCATAATTTTCTTTTAATTCAACTATATGATGTACTACATCTGCATTCTCTGTTCCATATCCAATATTCTCTATAATATCCCACTCATTCTCTGCCCCTTCTTCGATAGCTAAGCAGGGTAAACATAGAGAGTTGCATCTATTGTTTGTAGTATCCCTTGCAGTTTTCCATGCTTTAGTTGCATAGAATCTAATATAAAACATTTCATCTTCACTTAATGCTCTATTTCTATTGTATTTCTTATACCTTTTAGCTTCATCTTTTCTATATTCTTTATTACATTTAATGCAGTATTTATCAGCCTTATCTATTTTTACTTTCCCACATCTTGGACACATTTTCTTCATAATTAGAAACCTTTACCACTTAATTCTTTTTCTTTAAGCTTTAATGCTTTCTTATCATTCTCAACTTTGTGAGGATCATCTTTCCAAGCTGCTTTCTTTCTATTATTCAACCAATACTTTTGAGCGGCTATATCTGGACCTCTATACTTCTTGACCTTAGATATCTTTACATCTTCCTTCATAAGTACAACTCCATTTTCACCCTGAACTTCTTCTTTAACTTTGGTTGCAACTTCTTCATAATATGAATATCCTTTGCAACATTTAAAAAGTGCTTCTTCTACTTCCTGATTTCTTTCATCAGTAATCTCATCTAATGCTTGTCTTAACTTTGAGTTTTTAGCTTTTTTAACCTTCCATGTGCTCGCTGAAATACCTAGCATTTCTATTATATCTTTATCTTTGCAACCGTCCTTAACCATAGTAATAATCAAGGGTAGCTTACTTTCTATTTCATCATCAAGTGATTTTCTCCCCATAATTTCACCTCGTTTTTTTCGGCTTTTTATTTTTCAATGGCTTTTTATTTTTATAGCTACTATTTCCCTTTATACTAACCCATTGATTTTTAATATAA